CTTAAAACTCCTACAGCCAATATAGCAATAAGAGGTACAGATTTTACAGCTACAGTAGATGAACTAGGTCGTAGTCTTATTATACTATTACCAGACGCTCTAGGGCTTTCTAGTGGCGAGATACTGGTAACTACAGCTATGGGTACTGTCACTTTGAATAAACCATATCAAGCTACAACTGTTAGCGTGTTTGAATCAAAGCCAAGTAGTCCAGTTATTTTAGATTTAACTCTAGATGTTATAGATAACATGTTAATTGTTACGCCTCCCAAAAAAGAAAAGTTTGTCCAAGAAGAAATATCTAGTAAAAAACAAGAAAATATTTTAGATTTTAATGACCTAGATATAGATTATCTTGCAGAGGATTTTCTTGCTTCAGACGACTTAGAATTTACAGAGCTTGATATAAATTATCTTGATGTTAATTATTTAGAAGATTTGTTAAATGTTTTAGATGCTCTTGCTATAGCTGAAGATGAAGATGTCTTAGCGCAAGCGACCAGCATCCAAGTATCTGGAACTCTTTTAGGTAAAGACCCAGACACTCAAATAACTACTATTATTACAGGTGAAATTATTAGTTTAAGAAGAAGTGTAAACGAAACAGTACAACTAGATTTAAACAGCAGCGACTCATATACAGTTATCTTTATACAAGATGGTATTTCTAATATAATAAAAGTGAATGGAGGAAGTGATAGCGTTATTACTATCACTCAAAGTGATTAATGAAGCGACTATTATTACCTATACTTATATTACTATCACTACCTTTAATATTTCAAAGCACGCCTACAGAAATACTTAAGTTAAAGATATTTGATACATTTGTAACAACACCAGAGCCAAGTGGTAATTTTGTTATTCTTAATATTACTGAAGAAGATGTTGCTAATGAAGGTGGCTGGCCCTTACCAAGAAGAACCTTAGCTAAAATACAAGTTGACCTTATTAATCAAGGTGCTATTGGAGTTGGTTGGGTTATAAGTTTTCCTCAAGCTGACAGGATGGGTGGTGATGAAACCTTTGCCACGACGCTTGAATATATACCATCTGTATTGGCTATGTTTGAAAATCCTAACGGCAAATACCCAAAAACTACTGGAACAGTTATTAAGGGAGACAATCCTGGGGGAATGTTAAGTCAAGGCGTAGTACAAAATATTAAAATTTTGCAAGACAAGTCATCGCAGGGAATTGCAACTGCACCCACCGACATAGATAACTTAGTCAGAAGAATACCATTATTATTAAAAACGCCAGATGGATATGTTCCTGCTTTTGGTACAGAAGTATTGAAAGCACTGACAGGAGCAAGAACTTACATTATCACTACAAATGATAATGGTATTCAGGAAATATCAGTCAGAGGAATACCACCAGTTAAAACAGATAGTCTTGGTCGTAAGTGGATTAGTTGGGTTGATACACCACAAACTGATTTAAAAAAAATGAATGTAGCGGGTAAGTTTGTTTTTGTTGGCGTAACCGCTAATGGAATTATGCCTCAAGTTGCAACTCCGTCTGGATTATTAGAGCCACATAAAATTCAAGCAGCATTATCTGAGTCAATTCTTATAGAAAACTCTCCAATAATTCCAGATTTTGCTTTAGCTTTGGAAATTTTAATTTTTGGAATTTTTGTCACTCTGACGTGGCTTGTAATTAATTATCTTGGTATAACTAAGGGCGTAAGTATAGCTGTAATTTTACTGTTAACTACGGCCTTCTCAGGCGTTTTTAGCATTCAAAAGGGCTATTTAATAGATTTTTCCTGGACTTTCGTATCTCAATTCATAACTGCAGCTATTGCCTTCTATATAAACTTTAGAAAACAGTTTAAATTGCGTCAACAAATTAAAAAACAGTTTGAACATTACCTTGACCCAAGACAAGTTAAACAATTACAAAAAAATCCTGAACTGTTAAAGTTAGGCGGAGAAAAAAGAATTTGTACTTTTTTATTTACAGATGTTAGAGGTTTTACAAATTTGTCAGAAAAATTAAAACCAGAAGAAGTAACGGACATAATGAATAAAGTTCTTACCGTACAAGTAGAATGTATCCAGGCACATGGAGGTATGGTAGATAAGTTTATAGGCGACGCATGTATGGCCATCTTTAACGCTCCTCTTGATTTAGATGAACATGAAAAGCGTGCTGTCGCCTGCGCCAGAGATATGAGAACAGCAATTCGCATGTTACAAAAAGAATTACCCGAACCAATAGCTATTGGTATTGGTGTTAATACGGGTGAGGCAATAATTGGCAATATGGGTAGCAATACTAGATTTGATTATTCAGCTATAGGAGATGCAGTTAATACAGCTGCAAGATTAGAGTCTGCTACAAAAGAAGCAGGTGTTGATTTATTAATTGGAGAGTCTACGCGCAAGCAAGTACCAGAAGCTACGTTTTGTAAAAAAATGTACGTTAAGGGTAAAAAAGACGCACTCAAAGTGTATACTATTTAAGATGAGCAAAGTGTTGATAGGAATTATAGTGGTAATGGGATTGGCAACTTATTTGTTATGGAATGAAAATTCTAAACTTTCTGCTCTTAATCAAGCTTTTGAGTTAAGAGATGCAGAACAAAAAGCTGCAATAGAGTCATTACAAAATGACTTTGCCTTACAAACAGAAGGCTTACTAGAAATACAAGCACGTAACCAAGAAATACAACAAGAAATGTCAAGATACCTTGACATATTTAAACGTCACGATTTAACCAGATTAGCGGCAGCTAAACCTGGATTAATACAACCTAGGATAAATAAAGGAACAAAAGATGTATTTGATAGCATTGAAGAAGACAGCCGTAACATTGACAGTCTTGATGATGGCTTGCAGTTGCAGCCTGATACCCAGTAAACAACAAGTAGAAGTCATATCAAAACCTATAGAAAGAACGATAGTTCAACCTATTATGCCAAGAGAAATAGACTTAAAAGACCCTTATTGGTACGTAGTATCAGACAAAAATATAGAAGATTTTTTAACTCAAATAGAAAAAGACCAAGGACAAGTGGTATTTGTTGCTATGTCAGTACCAGATTACGAACTTATGGCCTATAACATGCAAGAGTTAAAACGTTATATTAATGAGCTTAAAGAAGTTGTTGTTTATTATAGAAAAGTAACAGTTAGCAAAAAAGATAATTAATCTGTTAAAATCAATAAACCATTAATATTCAAGGGAGGATAATATGGATTTTATAAGCAATATGGTAATGTGGGTAACAGCAATTGTAACTGCTAGTTCAATTATAGCTGCAGTAACTCCAACACCCAAAGACGACGCTTGGATTGGTAAACTATATAAATTTATAGATTTACTTGCATTAAACATTCTTAAGGCTAAAGATAAATAATGGCTAAGGCACCAGATGCGTTTGTTTATAATGCTACTTTGGAACGAATAGTCGATGGTGATACCTTCGACTGTTCGTTAGACCTTGGATTTGATGTAAAATTACATAAGCAAAGAGTACGTTTAAGCGGGATTGATACCCCAGAATCACGTACTAGAGATTTAGCTGAAAAAAAACTTGGTTTAGCTGCAAAAGAAAGACTAAAAGAACTTTGTTGTGGTAAATTTAAGATAAAATCGTTAGGAAAAGGTAAATATGGCAGAATACTTGGCATCCCTTATACAGAAGATGGTAAAGATATTTGCCAAATCCTCATCGAAGAAGGACACGCAGTTGAATACCACGGTGGTAAAAAAGCAAAAGTTTGGGGAGATTACTAATATGAACATATCTCAAGAAGGATTATCTCTAATTAAAAAATTTGAAGGGTGTGAGCTTGAAGCTTACAAGTGCGCAGCAGGAGTTTTAACAATAGGATATGGTTCAACCAAAGGTGTCAAAGAAGGCGACACCATTACTCAAGAAGAAGCAGATAACCTGCTTTTACATGAAATGGAAGAGTATGAAGGTTATGTAAAAGATGCAGTAACTGTTGATTTAAAACAAAATCAATTTGATGCCTTGGTAAGCTGGGTATTTAATCTAGGACCAGCTAATTTAAAAGCTTCTACTATGCTTAAAGTATTAAACAATAAAGAATATGATGATGTTCCAGCTCAAATAAAACGTTGGAATAAAGCAGGTGGTAAGGTTTTACAAGGACTTATCAGAAGAAGAGAAGCAGAAGCCCTTTTATTTGAAGGCAAAGAATGGCATGAGGTGTAAATAATGCCACTTAGCAAGATTGTATTTAAACCAGGTATTTATAGAGAAGGAACTGAATACGATAATACAGGCGGTTGGTTTGACGTAAATCTTGTACGTTTTAGAAAAGGTAGACCAGAAAAGTTTGGAGGTTGGTCAAAAGACAGCTCAAATACTTATTTAGGAACTGCTAGAGCTTTACATGCTTGGACCTCTTTAGGAGGTACAAAGTATTTAGGATTAGGAACTACTTGGAAATATTATATTAGAGAAGGAGACAGTTACTCAGATGTTACCCCCATACGAAAGACTACAACTGATGGTGTT